TAATAGCCCCTATCGCAAAAGCCATAGACCCTTCTTCAGGTACTGAAGTTGACTACGGTATCAATGCGAAATAATGGATGCTGCAAGTTGGGCTGGCTTAGCCGCCGCCGTCTCCGCCGTATTGACAAGTTTCTTTTTGGGTCTGCGTTATCTTATTAAAGGTTGGTTGTGGACTCTCACACCTAATAGTGGTTCAAGTCTTGCAGATCGTTTAGCAAGAATTGAAACACGCCAAGAGGAACTACTCAGAATTGTCACTGATAGAAAGTAACATTTACCTATGGCTGAAAAGAAAAAACGCAAAGTAACAAAGCGTAAAGGTAAGTATCAACACGATCAAATCATGACTCGTTTAGATGCTTACGCTATTGGTATGCGTGAATACTATTTAAGCCTACGCAGGGCAGGTTTCCCAGTAGATCAAGCATTAGGCATGATGGATAGAAATACTTTTCCTGAGTGGTTAATTCCTGTTGCACCGGACTTCAACCCTGTAAATCCCGACCACGACCCACACGAGGATGACGAGGACTAATTGAAAAGAATCGCTTTTGTAAGTGATCTTCAAGTACCGTTTTTTGATGAAAAGGCAGTAAAGACAGTTGGTAAGTTTCTAGCAAAATGGAAACCCCACCGCACCATACAAATTGGTGATGAAATAGACCTGCCTCAACTAGGCGGTTTTAATGCCGGCACTATTGACGAGATGGTCGGCAATATAAATGATGATAGAAAACTAACTCAAGAGGTATTAACTTACTTGGGAGTAACGGACGTGTTAGGCAGCAACCATGGAATCAGACTTTACAGATCAATCAAGAAAAGACTTCCTTCCTTCCTCAACCTACCCGAAATGCAGTATGAGCGTTTTATGGGATACGATAAACTCCAAATCCGTTTCCACCCTTTCGGGCTTGACTGGGCGCACGGCTGGACAGCAGTTCATGGAGACGCTTTCCCTCTTAGCCAAGTGCCATCACAAACGGCCTTAAACGGGGCTAGAAGGCTTGGTAAGAGCGTGGTGTGTGGGCACACCCATAGATTAGGGGTTTCGGCCTTTACAGAGGCTTCTAGAGGCCAATTAGGGCGTACTGTATGGGGAGTCGAAGTCGGAAATTTGGTTGATTTAAGCAGTTCAGGCATGGCGTACACTAGAGGCTATGCCAACTGGCAATCCGGCTTCGCTGTTGCCTATGTCAAAGACCGTAAAGTGCAGGTCATAACCGTGCCTATAAATCAAGATGGTTCATTTATATTTGAAGGCAAGGTTTATGGGTAGACAAACAGAGTATGAACCTAAAGGCATTGATGAGCAAATTGATGCTTTTGATGAACTGAACCTTATATAACAAAAGCGTTATACAACTCGCCGGCATTTTAGTTGTCGGTGTTGTTGACTACTGTCATGCTTTACCTATCTAAGCGAACGACTTAGATGGAACGGAAAGTATGAAACTTACAAAGCATGATTTTGAGAGATTAACAGATTCTCAAATGGAGTGGGTCGGCAATGACGGCTGGATAGATCAAAAAGACCGTTTTGAAGATACAATTAACTGGTCTCATAAATACATTTATTGGGTTGAGAATTACGCTTCAGCCTTGCTTGCAACAATGTACTTAGATCAAAAAGGTTTTGATTTTAGCGTTGCCTATGACGGCGCAATGGAGTGCTATTGCTTTACAACAGATTATGCAGGTTCTTGGGTGAGCGCATGACACCTTGGATGGAATTAAGGGAAGTTGCATTTATTATGTTTTATGCACTTATCGGCATGTGCTTGCTTTATTGGGCTTATGACAAGATCAAAACAGGATACTATGAAAAAGGGTACTGGAGTGGTCGCAATGACGGCTGGCGTGCTAGTTTAGAACACCAAGAGCGCATTAGACGCATGAGAAGTAACGAGGTATTTGATTATGAAAAACACTAATGAACTGCTCGAAGAACTGCAACTTACCCTTGCGAAAAGAGGTAATGTCTATGGAAATGCGACACTCAATCACCGTCGTATATCCGAATTATGGTCGGGTTATTTTGACAGTTACATTTCGCCTGAACAAGTGGCAATGGCAATGCTGCTCGTCAAGGTATCAAGATTGTCTCAAACCAGCGATCACGAAGATTCCATTAAAGACCTTCTAGGATATGGCTTGATATACAATCAAATAGTTAGAGAAATGAGGGGCGAAGATGGCATTTAACATTAACGATTATGAGTTAGTTGAGGTGAGACTTGGAAGGTTTATTAGTGACAATCCTGATTTTATGGTTCATACGGAGTTGCTGGAGAGTACTGAAAAACGTTTTATCGTACTTGCCAAAGTTTATCGAACATGTGTGGATAGCCAGCCGGTTGCTACTGGGCTTGCTTATGAAACCATTTCTGATCGCGGTGTCAATCAGACTTCTGCATTGGAGAACTGCGAGACTTCTGCGATTGGCAGGGCACTTGCAAATGCAGGGTACGCCGCTAAAGGAAAACGACCAAGCCAAAGCGAAATGGCTAAAGTCATTGCAGCAGAAACTAACTCAAACCCTTATGAGAAGAAGTTAGAAGAAAGACGATACGGTGCAGCAGGGTCTAAATCAGCAGCGGTAGAAGATGGCTTGAGGGCTGCTTTTGCTGCTGAAAAGAAAGAGCCTGAGCCTGTTGCTTGGTCTATTGGTGATGCTATTGATGCAATAGGAAGTTCAACACCTAAAGAGCCACCGGCATGTGAGCACGGTCACATTTTGAAACAGGGTATATCGAAGGGAAAGGGTAAGCCTTACTATGGATATGTCTGCAAGAAAGGTGTAGCAGAACACGCTAAGTGGGCTAAAAGCACCGCAAATGGACATTGGTATTTTGAAGAAAGCGAGGTTGAATAATGGGTTATATTGCATTTATTCAAGGTTCGGGCTGGACTGTTGAACTCGACGATAGTGGTGCTCATTTAGTTAAATCTATTATTAAATGTGAGGTCTGTGATGATGACCGAGTGTTTAAAGATGGCACATGCTTTAAATGTAATCAGTTATTAAACAGGGTTGACAAGCCTAAAGATGCCTAGATACGATTTTAAATGCGAGCCATGTGATCTAGAGACAGAACTCGTACTCGCTGTCGATTCACAACTGCCTAGGTGCACTTTATGTGGGGGAACGCTTAAGCGGTTGTGGTCGGCAGTACCAATACATTTTAAAGGGCGTGGCTGGGGTAGCAAGCCATGAGCCAACATAGAAAACATAGAGGTTATAGAACTCAAAAGGTAGTAGCAGAGTATTTAAAGACTTGGTATCCGTTCGCCGAGTCGACTGGGGCAGGACGCCAAGGCAGCGATATCCTTGGCGTTCCTTTTGATATAGAGGTTAAGGCAGTAACAAAATTCAGCCCTTTAGCATGGATTAAACAGATTAAAGAGCGTAAATCCGATAAACTATCGTTCATAGTATTGCGCTGCAATGGGCAGGGCGAGAAGGTTGAGGACTATGTGGTCTTGCTGCCAATGGCTAAGTTCATGGAAGTATTAAATGAGCGAGCCTAATAGGTGTGCTTGCGGTTCTTGGACTTATGATAAAGAGAACTGTAAGGTATGCGCAAAGATCAATGCCCTGAGTGTTTAAGATATAACACTAATACTACAAAATATAACAACGATTACTTTCATGAGTGTAATGACTGCGGTCATGAGTGGAGTGAGGGTTATGGCTGAAGCCGGTTATGACGAAGCATGGCAAGAACTAGACGACATAAAACTTATGTGCGTGTGGCGTAAATCACATCTCACATATTGAGACGATAGGAAAATCTATGCGTAGAAGACTTGACAAGGCAAGTATGCTTCAAGCAAGCGACGCGCCTAAAAGCGCGAACGCGAGCCGCCTTAGCGGATTGCTCGCGAGTTCGTGGCTTGTAGCATTAGGGGTAGCCCTATGCTTAATTAGCATTAAGGCGTATTCGAATAAGATTGATTCCGTAAATGACAAAGAAATAGTGCAAATAAGTGTAAAGACTTATGCAGCACAAAAGATTAAAAGCGGTAAACAATTTGGTTGTTTATCTAAGTTGTATGGTAAAGAAAGTGCATGGAAGCCTGAGGCAGTAGGTAACCTAGGTGGTACTCATCAGACCTATGGAATACCACAATTAAAGAATAAGTTAATGATAAATCTTGATGCTTATAGTCAAATAGATTATGGACTTAAGTACATAAAGCATAGATATAAGTTAGATGATAAAGGCTATATCAATGCGTGTAAGGCATGGCATCACTTTAAGACTAAGGGATGGCATTGAGTAAAGACGCATTAGGTAGTGGACAATGGAAGTTAATCAGACTTCGTGTGTTGTCTCGTGATGGATGGGTGTGCACCTACTGTAACAAAGACCTCAAGGGTGCAGATGCGACAGTCGATCACATAACTTCACGCAAAGTTGGCGGGGAAATTTGGGATATGGACAACTTAACAAGTGCTTGTCGTTCGTGTAATTCACGCAAGGGCAGCCGTTTTTTTAGCCCAGCGTCTACCCCCCCTGTCTTTTCTGGCAATATATCCCCGAAAACCGCTGTAATGACCCAAAGCGGGCCTTGTTTGGGCCAGCCTGCACAGCCTTTAGACTAATGAGTACCAAACCTAAACAGCCTATCCGGGGGCTAGCGCAACCACGCTTACATAACGTTTTGTTATCTGGCCCTACTAGGGGCGGTGAAGTTGCAGAGCTTGCCGAGCGTATCGGCCTGCCGCTTTTACCGTGGCAGCGCTTTGTTTTGAACGATATGCTTACAATAGATAAAAATAAAATGTTTATTCGTAAATCAAACCTTGCGATTACGTCAAGACAAAACGGTAAGACTCATTTAGCGCGTATGCGTATTTTAGCGGGCTTGTTTTTGTTTAATGAGCGTAACCACATAGTAATAAGCTCTGCTAGGTCTATGGCCCTTACTACCTTTAGAGAGGTAGCTAATGCTATTGAAGATAGCCCCGAGCTAAAAAAAGACCTTAAAAAAATACTTTACACTAATGGTAATGAAGCCATAATCTTAAAAAACGGGGCTAGGTTAGATGTTAGAGCTGCTACCCGCGATAGCGCGCGCGGTGCTAGCGCTGACTTTCTATTTATAGATGAGCTTAGAGAAATAGACTCTGAGGCCTTTGCAGCTGCTTTACCTGTAACCCGTGCTAGGCCCAATAGTCAGAGCCTATTTTGTAGCAACGCTGGAGACGGTTTTAGTGAAACCCTTAACGAATTACGCACGCGCTGCCAGAGCAACCCGCCGCCGTCTTTAGGATATTACGAATATAGCGCCCCGGCATTTTGCGCCCTAGATGACCGTAAAGCGTGGGCAGCTGCTAACCCGGCGCTAGGCATACTAATAACGGAAGAAGCTTTGCAAGAAGCGCTAGCGGTGCAGACTACAGAGCAATTTAGGACAGAAAGCCTTAGCCAATGGATAGATAGCTTGCAAAGCCCGTGGCCTTTTGGATCTGTTGAGGATAGCAGCGATATAAACCTAAAGATGAGCCCCG